ACACCAGTGACCACCGGAGACGTTGAGCGCATCCTTACTCAGAACAAGGTGCCCAACCCGAGTATTATGGCCCCCACACTGACCGGCCTCCTGAACACCCCTTTGATTAGGAACGTGATCCCGACCAGCTCAGTGGTTGGTACCTTTAAGCCCACGGGCAAGGAGGCCACCACCGATATACCCGACACGGGTTATGCTGCGACCACACCCCTGGTGTCTGTGCCCGCTACATTCGCCTCTAAGGACAGGAATGCCGATTCAGCTACCATTCGTGGCAGGGTTAAGAGATACACGAATCGGATACGACCACCCGGCGAGTTCGCCAGATGGGCTGTGGAATTCATTGCGGAATTGGTGCCTGAGGAGGCAGTTGGGTGTCCTATAGACATAATGGCCGTGCGTGAAGCGCAGGATAAGCCAGCCCAACGTGCCCGTTTCGATCTTGCCGAATGGCACTTTTCCATTGAGGAGCCGAATGAGTTGAAAGCATTTATAAAGACAGAGCCTTATGCGCTCCCCTCCGATCCGAGGAACATAACCACCAACGCCACTAACACGACTGTTTTGTTGAGCTGTTACACCATACCGTTTAAGTTTGCCGTTTTGAAGGAACAGGATTTCTATGGACCCGGGATGACACCTGCTGAGACCATTGAGAGACTGGGTGACCTCACGCGAACTGGTGCCATATCTAGCGACTATACACGCTTTGATGGTACCATATCGGAGTGGCTTCAACGGAACATAGTTATGGCGGCGTACAATCGGTGGTGTCGTCTTGAGGATAGACCCTATCTGAAGACGTTGCTCGACGGCGTGTTCATACGTGAGGCCAAGACGAAGACCGGCAAGCAGTATGACCCTGGGTGGGGCACGCGCAGTGGAAGTCCCATAACAACGGACGGTAATACCATGATTAACGCTTTTGTCTCATATTGTTCGTTCAGGTCCCTTGGATGCTCGCACAGGACCTCTTTTGATCGCTTAGGTGTGTATTGTGGTGATGATGGTTTGGTCCCACTCGACTTCGAGCTTGGAGTAGCTCTTTCCACCGTATCCTCTCAGTTAGGACTCATAGTAGAAGTCGCTTATCATACGAAGGGACCTTACCCCTACTGCGGACGTTATTTCATCGATCCCGCCACTACTGTTGCATCTTTGCAGGACCCTTTGCGTACTCTCGCTAAGATTAACATGGTTCCGATTTCCAGTCTCACACGTGAACAGGCTATCACGAACCGTGCCGTTGGTTATCTTGTCACGGACAGATATACACCATTGATTGGCTCTTATTGCCAGCGGGTTCTTGAGATTACTGGGTTGTCTGCGAAGCATTGCACCGGCGAGGAGAGATTCAAGCAGAGTCAGGCTTGGCCTTACGACCCGACTGATCAGGGTCTCATCATGGCAGCGTTTTGTGAACTTACCGGATTAACCGGGGAGGAGTTGGAGCGTTTCGAAGGACTCCTCGCGCAGACGGCGGACTTAGACGACTTTCCAGTCTTGTTTGAGACCGAGTTTCGCGTGAAACTCCCGGTGATCTTCGGTGACGAACTGATGGCTCCGCCCGGGACACATAACCCGATTGATGATGGAAATCAACCCGAGCACCAACCCCAACGACTTCTGCGTGAAGATGCGCCGAGCGGAGACTTGGCAGGGCGAGGCCGTCATGGCCGTTTCTCGCATGGTCGCGGACCTGCAGGAGAAGCGCCGTCGACATCAGGCGGTCCTCGTTCAGCTAGATCCGAACCACCGTCCCTTCCTCAACGAGGGGGCCGTGGCGGACGCACTCGAACGTCTGGAGAAGGCTTTCCGAACACCACTCCTCGTCGACCTAGGAAGTGGATTGCCCGCGGTGGCACGGTGGGAGCAGTCGCAGACTCGTCTGTGGCCGCAGATCCTATCGGAACCACCCGCGGCACCCACCCCGGCCAGGTCCAC